GTTCCCCCTTGTCGCCCAAAGGGCGGGGTGATATGTACCGACAATGCCCAACCCCATCAATCCCGCACACTGGCTGACCACGATTGAGGCAGCGGCGCGACTTGGGGTGAACCGCCACACGCTGAGAAGCATGGAGGCGCGCGGACAACTGAAGCGCGCGGGGACAGTCGCCACCATAGGCGCGCGTGGCGTGGTGTACGAGGTAGCCGAGGTCGAAGCCGCCGCTGAGCGGTTGCGTGTCGCACGGTTGCCCCCGCCGACGAAGCCACCACGCGCGCCACTTCACCCGCCGCCCGGTATGATGTTGGCGGTGGATGTAGCTCGCGAGTGTGGCGTGACCGTAGGCACGGTCAAGGACTGGTGCCGCTCCGGCCGGCTGCGTCCGGCTGCGTGCATGGTGCCGCCATCCCGCGCGCATCTGTTTACGGTCGAGGACGTGCGTGACGCATCGACGGTGCGAGACTACCGCGCGCCTCAACAGCGTATCGCCGCCGTCGCCGATGCCATTAGCGGTGGGTGCTCGCTGGTCGATGCGCTCGACGCCGCCGACGTGTCACCGACCACCTGGAACTATTGGGTGCGGCATCGCTACGACGCCGCCGAAGTCGCAAAGGTAGCGGCGGGGCCGGTGCGCCCATCGAAGGCGCGCCCCTGTAGCCGGATGCGTGGCGACACCACCATGGGGCGCGTGTACTTCGTGACCGGAACGGGGCCGCGTGATGCGGTCAAGATCGGGTGGACGAGCGGCGATCTTGCCGATCGCCTGCGGGCGTTGCAGACCGGCTCCCCGGTGGAGTTGCGCGTGATGGCGTGCGTTCGTGCGTTGTCACCGTTTGAGCGATGGTGCCATCGCCAGTTTGAGGAGGACCGCTGCTATGGCGAGTGGTTCAAGCGCACGCCGCGCCTCGCCCGATTTGCGGAGCGCATCGAGAAGTTGGGCGACGTATCCGGCATGACGCCGGTTGAGCTATCAGGGCTGCTCACGCCCGCATCGGTCAACCTGTTCGGAGGCACCCATGGGCCGACACCGTAAGAACACGAGCGCTCCGCGCGCCGCCCTCGACGTGAAACTGGCCGAAGTGCGCGCATCCCGCGAGGGAGCCGAGGCTTCGGAGTCGTGGGGCGCCGTTTCGTCGATGCACCGCGTAGAGTTCGACATCATAAAGGCGGCGTGGGAACGCGAGGAGGCCGAGGCCGAAGCCAAGCGGCAGCGAGCCGAGGCAGACGCGGCGAAGGCCGACCCGGCTACGCTGGTCGCGACCCTGCGCGAGGCGCTGTTCGCGTTGCCCCTGCCTCTGCGCGAGCGGCTGCTCGCCGATATGAGTACCGCGGGCCTCCATTGAGCAACCCCGGCCACGCGGCGCTACTTCGGGCGGTAGCGGCGGCGTCGGTTTTACAGGATCGGGTGATCAGCGACCCGCTCAACTGGATGGAGTGGACGCCCCCGCAGTTCGCGTGGCTGCGAATGCCAGACCGGCGCAAGCTGATGCGAACGGGCAATCAGTTTGGCAAGACCACGGCGGCGATGACGGAGGTGATCTACCGCGCCACGGGCACACACCCGTACTACCCGACGCGGCGCCCACCGGTTGAAATCTGGGTGGTCTGTACCAGCTACTCGCAGTCAGTCTCCATCATGAAGAAGTTCTGGGAGCTTGTGCCGAAGGATGCGATCCGGGTGGGCACCCGATTCGACCCGCGCGCCGGCTTCGGAAAGGAGAACCCAACGGTGGTGTTTCGGAATGGGTCGGTGGTTCGCTTTCGGACCACGAACCAGGGACCGGAAGCGCTGGCCGGCGCGACCATTGATTACGTCTCGATTGATGAGCCGACCGACCTCGACATTTACCGCGAGCTCGACAAGCGCGTAATGCGCCGATCGGGGTCCATCGGGATCACGCTGACGCCGATCAATCGCCCGTGTGGATGGCTGCGGGAAATGGTGGAGCAGGGTTCGATCTCAGAGGTACACGCGCGGCTGACTCCGCTGAATCTCACGCCGCACGGTAGGCGCTCCCCGTTGACGCTGCTCGATGGCACGCCGATGGATCAAGCGTGGATTGACGAACAGTGGCGAACCACGCCGGCCAGCTATGCGCCCGTGGTACTCGATGGCGAGTGGGAGACGCGGCCGGATGGCATCTTCTACAAGTGCTTCGACCGGGCGCGGCACGTCTCGGGAGCGGTGCGCCTCGACCCTGCCCGCGGGGTAGTGCGCTGGGTGCTCGGCATCGACTACGCGGCGGCCGATCGCCAGTATGGTCAGGTCGGCGTGCTGTCGCAGGTGCAAAGCTACCTCGATGACAAGGGCCGCCGGCAGGAGCTCGTGTACGCGGTAGACATGGTGGCGATGCCGGGTATCGCCACGTCGGAGCAGTTCGCCGCCGAGGTGGTTGGCCTGCTGGGTCGCAGCGGCATCCGATGGAGCGACCTGCACGCGGTCTACGGCGATAACCCCGTGGCCTCGCGCTGGGTGGAGAAGTCGAACCTCAACACGTCGCGGGCGGTGGCTCGTGAGCTTTCGATCCCACTGTCGGCGCTCACCCCGCGCATCCTGTCGGCGAAGGACGGAGGCCCGTCGGCTGGCGCGATGGATACCGGGTGCCGGTTCATCTATGAGGGGATCGCGAGCAATCGGATCATGCTTCATCCTCGATGCTCGCTGCTCGCCGATGCGTTCGAACAGTGGGATTACACCAAGGATCACCCGCTGAAGGACTGCGCCGATGCGTTCCGGTACAGCCTAAAGGACTACATCTTCCGGCTCGGCGGTCGTGGTCAGGTGGTCCGATTCCGGTAGGTAGCCCTTGACGCCGAAAGGTGCTACCATTCAGCGGTGCAACTGACCGCGGCCCTCCCACCTCCGCCGAAAGACACCGAAGAAGTGCAGCGTGTCGAGCACACGCGCCTCCGTCGGCGTCTGCTCTATTCGTGCTACGAGACGGACCTCGACGCCATGATCCGCAAGGCGGTGGGCAACGTGCGTTCCGATGCGTGGAAGCCGCTGGACCTGACCGCGAACCCGTACCTTTCGATCTGGCAGCAGACGGCCGTGCTTTACGACTCGGCGCCCGCTGTGGCTGGCTCCGAGCCGGTAGCGGCGGCGATGGTCGAGGCTGGCGCATGGTCGCTCATGCAGCGGGTACAGCGCGATACCCTTGGCCTGCGGGAGATGCTGGTGCGGGTGGCTGTTGACGCATCGGGATGTGTCACGATCCGCCCCGTGTTCCCCGACATGGTGCAGGTTGACGTGGCGCCCGGCGACCCGTCGCGCCCGGTCAAGATCAAGGAATGGCTACGCGATCCGGCGCTGGGCTGGGTGCGCCATGTCTACGACATCGGCACCGCCGCTGCGCCCTTCTATGCCGCATTCACGGCGGCCGGTGAGGATGTATCTGAGCAGGTACTCGGGCAGTCGTTCACGGGCGATGCCTACCCGTTCCGGCTGTCCGATGGCACGCCGATCTTGCCATGGGTGGTCTACCACGCAGCGCAGACCGCGACGGTCTTTGACCCGTACACCATGCGCGAGGTTGTAGAAGGCTCGCTGATGCTCGGCGTATACCTCACGTTCTTCGGTCATGTGCTGCGGGATAGCTCGTGGCCGCAACGCTACGTCATCGGCGCACGGGTGCTCGGCGCCGATGTGGTAGACGGGCAGGGGAACGTGCTCGCAGGTCGTCGCGAGGTGGTCACCGACCCGGCTACGCTCTTGGAGATGGAGCTTGACCCGACCTACACGGGCCAGCCGCTCGTGGGCCAGTGGGCGGCCTCGGCCGATCCTGCGAAGATGCTGGAAGCTATCAGCATGTACGAGCGCCGGGTGCTCACGCTGGCGGGTATCCAGGCTCCCGAGGTGACTCGGCAGGATGCCGACATCCGTAGCGGCTACTCGCTCGCGGTGTCGCGCGAACAGGTGCGGACCCTGCAGCGGGTGTACGAGCCTCAGTTCCGCCGGGGCGACCTTCAGACGATCGCCATCGTCGCCACGCTGCTCAACCGCGCGACCGGCACGACCTACCCCGAGTCGCCGGCCGACTACCGCATTACCTACACGGGCTTGCCGAAGTCGAGCGCGGAGCGGCTGGGCGAGTTGGCTGAGATCAAGGCGCGCACAGAAGCTGGACTCGTTGGCCCGGTCACGGCTTACATCGAGTTGAACCCCGGCACGCCCTACCCGGAAGCGTTCTCGGCGGTGGTGAGCGCGCGGCTGGAACAGAGCGCGGTGGACGATGCGGTTGCGGCGTCGGGCGCCGCTCCAGCTGCTGCCGTGGACGGCGGTCCGAAGCTGGTACTCGCTCCCACCGATATCGCTACGGTGGTAACGGTGGATGAAGCGCGTGCCTCGCAGGGCTTGCCGCCTTCGTCGGGGGTAGACGGGGCACTGACCATCACTGAGTACAAAGCCAAGAATGCTACGCTGGTGGCAGATGCCGCATCGGCGTCGGGTGGCGTGGCTATCGTAGACACTGATATGTCCGAATGATTCACGAGGGAGACACCATGGCCGAGGCCGATACCGTCGAGAATGGGGCATCGTCCGCTCCTCCACCGAAGCTGCCCGACATGGTGCCCGCGTCACGGCTGGCCGAGGTGGCCGCCGAGCGAAACGCACTCCGCAAGGAGCGCGATGCCCTGAGCGCCGAGGTGGGCAAGGCGAGCGAATGGCGCACCGCCGCTGAGGCGCACGCCGCGGAACTCGCTGCCGAGCGGGCCGCCCGTGCCGAGGAGCGCGACCTGTACCGCGCTGGCCTGCTCGATGAGGAGGCGCACATTGTCGCCCGTGCGCTCTACTCGGCGATGCCTGCCGAGGGCCGCCCGGCCACGCTGGGCGAGTACCTGGGGAGTCTGCGGGCCGAAGGCGCTGCGGTGCCCCGTGCGCTCGCGGGCTACCTCGGAGAGCCTGCGCCGAAGCCGGGGCCGACGATCACGCAGCCGAAGCCGCCCGCGGGTGCTGGCAAGCCGACGCCGGCTGGCGCCTCCGTGACGGCCGAGGCCCTGCGTTCGGCGCGCGAGCACTATCACAAGACCGGCGACCTTGAGCCGATGCGCCGGTTGCAGGCAGCGCAGAAAGCCTCCAAGGCTTGACGCGAGGTCAAGAGTCGCGTACATTCTCGGAAGCCATCGGCAAGGGTAAGCCGTCAAACCCGTAGGCAGTTGAACAGACCTCAACCCTACGGACGGATTTACCATGGCCAACGAGATCATCTTCAGCGGTGTCGGCGACCTCACCCTCGCCGAGAACCTGAGCAACACCTACATTCTCCTTGCCGCCGAGCGCAGCGCGCTCCAGAACCACCCGGCGCTGCTCTACGTCGGCGACATCGGGGCGGGCGCCCGGAGCAACACCCTGAAGGTGCCGCACGTCGGCCTGATGGGGTACGACCTCCTCGCCTCGACCGGTGACGGTTCCGCGGTCGCGAACACCGCGCTTACCGACGGCAGCTCCACCGTGGCGGTCGCTCGCTACTCCAAGAGCTACGAGGCGTCTGACCTCGCCCGCATGACCTCGGGCGGTTTGATCGACCCGTCGGCGATGGCGATGGACGCGATCCTGTCGGGCGCGCTCACCCTCACGAGCCTCGTGGCGAATCTCTGCGACAACTTCAGCAACTCGGTCGGCACCTCCGGCGTGGATGCGACCGTGGCGAACTTCCTCGACGCGATCACCGCGAACGAGATCGCTCACACGGAAGGGCCGCTCATGTCGATGCTTCACCCGGTCCAGTGGGGCGACATCCGTAAAGACCTCGGGATCAACGCGGGCGGCGCTCTCCAGTTCGCCCCCGCGAGCGCCGAGCTGATCGCCTTCCGCGGTACCGGATTCCAGGGCACCTTGGCCGGCGTGGACGTGTTCACCAACACGTTCATTCCGCTCATGAACGCGGGCGCCGATCGCGGCGGCGCGATGTTCGGCAAGGGCGCGATCCTGTGGGCCGATGGCTCCATCCCCGTCGAGGCCGATCCCAACCAGGTCGTCATCGCCGGCAAGGTGCTGTTCGAGCGCGTTCGCGCTGGCAAGTCGGGGCTCACCGCCTACGTCTCCCACCGCTACCTCGGAGCGGTGAAGGGCATCGACGGATTCGGCGTGACGATCGCCACCGACGCCTGATCTCTCGCAGCCGGGGCCGCGGCGATGGGGGTGACTCCCTCGCCAACCCGGCCCCGGCCCTGTCTGTTTCTGACACCAGCAATAGGGAGTTTCCACCATGCCGCCGAAGAAGTCCGCCCCAGCGTTCGTGCCCACCGACGCCCCCGCGAGGAACGGCGGCAACGCCTTCGTGCCCGACCTCGGCCCGGTCAACCGGCAGGCGCCGGTTACCCGCGTGGACGCTCAGCCCCCCTTCCTCCTCAAAGCGCACCCGGAGCGGTGGACCGTGATGGCCGGCAGCATTGTGCCGATGTTTGGCCGTCTCGTACTGCAGGCTGGCGTGGGTGGTGTGTCCGCCCGTGCGGGCGGCAAGATCGACGCCTCCGATGCGCGCAACATGGCCGAGGAGCAGGGCTGGACTCTGATCCCGGTCGATGCGATTCCCGATTCGCACGCGACCACGAACGCCGACGGGCAGGTGGTCAAGAGCTACCTCTACAAGCCTGAGGGCCGCGAGGATGTGACGCTGCTCCGTTACACCCGCTGCTTCCCTGGCTCGTCGGCGATCGAGGTGGACGAGGCCGGCTTCGTGGAGTTCTGCGACTACCTTCAGGCGGAGGGCTACATTCAGCCGCCCGCGGCCTACGCGCTCGAAAAGTTGCGCGCCCGCATGGAGCGGGAATCCGGGGAGCTCTCCGACCGTGCGCGCGAACATTCGCAGTACGCGGAGGCGGCGAAGCGGGCAAGGGATCAGCTCGGCGTCGTCGAGGCCGCGCTCAGCGCCGCCCGCAAGTCTCCTTCGGCCGGCTCTGCCGTCATGGTTGACGCATGAGCGGCGACGGCGAAAAGCCCGGCGCCCGGGAGGCCATGGAGCGCGTGACGAAGCGCCTCGTGGAGAATGGCACACCGTCCAACGAAGCTCAGCGGCTCGCGCGGGAATCCATCCTGCGCGTAGTCGAGCGTGGCACCGCTCGCAAGAGGAGTTGATTCTATGGCATACCGCATCCGTGATTCTGTCTCTGCCCCGTCGTTCCTTTCCGATGAGATC